TTCATCCAAATAAAAGAACCATCGAATTTGCAATCCGATATTTTTAAGTACATTTGGGATAGCACAAAAAACGAATTGATAATTGAAGATTGAAAAAAGTAGTAATTGAATCACGAAAAACGAAAAACGAATTAACAAATGATTACCATACCTACGTTATCAGAATTAAATACCGCGATCATTGCGGATATTGAAGCGAAATTTGGCGCGCCTGTTTCAATGGTCGGAAAATCATTTTTAAGAATTTGGGCTGGCACAATGGCTGGCACATCGTATTTAATGTACATCGCGCTGGCAAAAGTTCAAAAAAATATCTTTGTAGATACGTGCGACTATGAAACATTGGTTAGATTCGGACGTGTCAAATTAGGTCGTAATCCATTTCCAGCCACGGCAGGAATTTATAATGTCGAGGTAACCGGTACAATTGGTGCCGTTATTCCAGTTTCATCAACGTTTAAATCAGATGATGATTCAGCAAATCCCGGCAATTTATTTATACTTGATTCAGCCGTCACACTTGTGGCATCAACTCAAATAATTCAATTAAGATGCCTTAGTTCAGGAGTTGAAACTAAATTGGATATAGGAGACACTTTAACAGCAACGGCACCAATTGCATTAGTAGATTCTCAATGCGAAGTTGATGAAGAAATCACCGCGCCACTATCAGCAGAAAGTGAAAGCGAATACAGAACCAAAGTTTTAAACGCGTTTAGACTTGAACCACAAGGAGGTGCAGGATCGGATTATCGTTTATGGTCAGCCGATGTTCAAGAAGTGGCTAATTCATACCCTTTTGCAGCCGAAGGATTCACCCAAGTAAATTTATTCATCGAAGCAAAATTAGCGGATAGTACAGATTCAAAAGGAACACCGTCATCCGACACCTTAGATGATGTTCAAGCAGCAATTGAAGAACCCACAGTTGATAGACCAAGCCGAAAACCTATTTTATCAGTGGTGAATTATTTACCAGTCACACCGCTTGATGTGGTGATTACAATTACGGGATTCGTTGGTGATACTCCCGAAATTCAAGATTTGATTGAATCGGCTATTTTAGAAGAAACTAAAAAGATCCGGCCATTTGTTTCATCAATTGATGTTTTGTCCAATAAAAATGACATCCTTTCGAATTTTAAATTGATTGGAATAATAATGGCAGCAAACCCCGGAAGTATATTTTCGGACGTTTCATTTACAGTTGATGGATCACCCGAAACATCATTCACATTTGAAAATGGAGACATACCATTTTTGGATTCAGTTATTTTTGCGTAAATGTCCACATTCGTAAAAATAAAATCACTAATAAAACAGCTACTCCCAACGGGTAGAGCATTTAGAATGCCTATTGGTGGTGATGGTGATAAGTTAATCGAAGCCACATCAGAAGGATTAGCGAGAGTGCATGATGACATTCAAAGCACATTGAACGCGATACTTCCAGATAATTCAAATTTCACAGAAGATGATGCAACAGCGTGGGAAATTAGATTAGGAATGATTGTTAACCCATTGGTAGATTTAGAAATTAGAAAATCGGCTATCATTCGGAAAATGAATCATCCTGGCACAATCAAAGCAAGACAATCGGCTGATTATTTTCAGGAACAATTACATTTAGCAGGGTTTACAGGTGTTTTTGTTCATGCGAATAATGATTATTTGAGTATTGAAGAAATATTAAACGAAGGTGAAGGGTATCAGTTAAATGATTTCCAGTTAGGAGATAGCCAGTTAGGAGATGCCTATTCTATTTATAGCGATTGTTTTGAGGTTATCCAGTTAGGGGATTACGAATTAGGTGCATGGCAATTGAATAGCTATAAATGGTGTGATATTATCGCCAATCACATTGACAAGGAGTTAGATTCCCGTTTTTTCATTGGCAACGATAAACGAACGTTTGTAATTGGCGGTGAATTATTTGGTAAATTTGGGGACATTCCAGCCGGTCAAGTAAATGAATTTAGACAATTGGTATTAAAATTAAAACCAGTTGAATCAGTAGCATTATTATTAATAAATTACACATAAAATGATAAAATTAGAGGATAAAACAAACGTAATTGCACCAACGGTAGAATACCCTTACGGATCAATTAAAGACAATACAGGTGCAAGTAATGGAACTCCCGTAAATCGTGAATTATTTTCCGATGGAATGCAATTGTTTGAAAAAATGATGGCCGAATCAGGTATCACCGCCAATGGATTACCTGACAATTTTACGAACGGATTTCAATTATACCTAGCATTTAGAAAGTTGACCAAACCATATAAAGGCTACGTATTTAACATTTCGCAATCAGGAGCATCAGCACCAACCGTGGCTGTACTTGGTTTAAATGAAATAGGTACAATTGTTTGGACAAGAACCACAACGGGTGTTTATGTTGGTACATTGGTTGGCGCATTTCCGACATCGCTAACTTGGACAACAACCACATTCAGAAACAATTCAGGTACGGGATATTTATTCAGAACTGGCACCGACACCGTTGAAATTAGAACTTTCAATACTGGTGGAACTGCTGCTGATTCAATCCTATTGGTAACATCGCTAGAAATTAGAGCGTATGACTATTAGAATGATCTTTTTATGGGCGTTTTTATCTATTGGTATTAACGCCCAATCAGTTCCTTTGTGGAAAATTTACACGGCTATTATCACTCAAAACGATAACGTTGATCCAGTGGTTTATGTCATGCAAAACGATTTTATTGGTGAAATTGTTTGGAAACGATTATCAACTGGATATTATACTGGTCGTTTGGTTGGTGCATTTTTGCCGTTTAAAACATGGTGCATTCTCGAATGTGCGAATAATTCAGTAATACTGTACGGAAATATTGATGAGGTTGTGATAGTCACAAGAAATTCAAGCGGTTTACCATCTGACAATATCCTAAAAAAATCAGCGGTTGAAATTCGGGTTTATATGGATGTTTGATTTTTTCGTAGGATATTAAATTTTTATTTGTATATTTACCTCAGCGATTAGGAATTATCCATAGCTATTTAACATAACGCTGTTTTATCAAAAAAATGATAATAATACTATGTTAAATAGCCCCACATCAACACACTAAAATGCCACAAATTTTCGACATAGACAACGACCGTTTTGTTTGGTTCACCAATAAGTTGGAGAAATTACCCCGATCAGCACTACCAAAAGCCGTAAAAGAAACCCTAAACGGATTAGCAAAGGACTTGAAAAAAACAGAAATGCCAATTCAAGCTGAAAAGGAATTTGTTAACCGTGAAAAAAATTTCTTCAAAGCCAATTCATCTATAAATTTTGCTAGTGGATTTGATATTGAGAGGATGCGAGCGGAAACGGGTTTTTTTGGTAAATCCCAAGCCGTTGAAGATTTGAACCAACAAGAACACGGGGGAAAAATAGACGGGCGTTCATTCATCGCAACTGACGTGGCTAGAACTTCCAGATCTAAGTCTAAAAAAGTATCAAAAAAGAATCAGTTAAGATCGATTAAAAACGTAGTTAGGACAAGTAGCACCAATCCACTACCAAAAGCCGTTGCAGTGGCAGGAATTGGAAACCATGTACTACATAAAGGAATGTTATTCAGAATTGAAAACATCCAAGGAAAGAAATTCAAATTATTAGCCGTTTATTCTTACAAAAAAGGTCGTTCCGTAAGTGTAAAAGCCACCCACTTCATGGAAAAAGCCACCCAAAAAACAGCTAAAAAAGCCCCTGAAATCTACAAAAAAGAAGCGGAGGTTCAATTTAGTAGGTATTTTAGTAGGTAAATGTTTTTAATTAAAAAAATTATTCCTATATTAGCACCCTGTTTAAATTCCATAATTAATTTTTAGACCGCATCCGCAAAGGTGCGGTTTTTTTGCTTACATTTGTTTTTATGAGTTGGGTTGAAAAAATAAACAACGGAATATTAATCACTACGGGAGACGGTCAAGAGTACCGCCCGAATTATATTTTGGCTTCCCGTGAAAAGGATTACCACGTTTCTGAATTTGACTTTATCAACATCGCTGGCACATTGGTAAAACGTCAAATGCCAAGAGGTAGAAGGTACTCATTCGAATTTATTTTTGAATCTGAAGATCATTTGGACACCGCCGAATTATTTGAAAAATCAGCAGATGATATTAGACCATGGACGGTATTACATCCGTTTTATGGCTCATTAAAAGTTCAACCAATCAATTTAAAACATGATCCAACCGCAATAAGCAGTAGTAAATTTACAGGGGAATTTGTCGAAACAATATCGGAAGATTATCCAAAGGTAGGAATTGACCCAGCAGATACCGCAAAAGGCATGGTTTCAAAAGCAAAAGAAGCAAACATTGAAATGTTTACAAGCGATATAGAACCATCCACCGCCGTTGCAAGTCAAATGAAAAATGATACTTCCAAGGCTTACACAGTTGGGGCATCAACTGTATCGGCTGGATATATGGCAAATGACTACTTTCAAGCGTTCAATGATGCAAATTCAGCTATTAATAATCTTGCTTCGGATGCTTCATTAGCGTGTACATTAGCAACTGATTTACTATTTTTCCCGTCAATGTTTGAAACAACCGTTAAATTTAGGCTTCAAACGTTAGTAAATCAATATTTGGTACTAATCAATGCAGTTGACACACTTATCAATAAAAATCAAAAAAAAGTTTTTGAAATCAACGCTGGAACCGTTATCAGCGCAATGGTTAACACCGTTCTAAATCCAATTGAAGGAGATTATACCAACAGTGATTCAGTCATTTCAGCCATTGAAATAATCTTGGATAACTATAATAGTTATATTGGTTATTTGAACGATTTACAAACCATAAACGGAGGTAGTGAAGATTCATACATTCCAGATTTTGAAGGCGTTTCCAATTTATCACTAGCGGTAAATTACACCGTTTCAAATTTACTTGAAATTGCATCTGGTGCCAAAAAACAAAGAACCTATATTTTACCTTACGATTCCAACCCTATTTTATTGGCGCACAGATTTTACGGATTAAACGCTGAAACCGATAATATCACTAGGTTGATCGATGAAAATAATTTAACCGATGTTTTGCAAGTAAAAGCCAATACCAAAATAGTTTACTACGTATAAATGGCAATCACATTATACATATCAGATCGTTTTATCAGTAGAAAAATTGATTTCTTCAATGAATTTACTTTTAATCCAGCGTATGATTCAGTGGCTAGTACTTTTGGATTTAAGGCGTATTTTAATCCGTACAATCCAGAACATAAAGAGGTGTTTTGTGTTTCTCATTACCATGATGTGACTATTTTTGACGGTGATGTTCAAATTTTGCACGGCGTGATTGTCAACCAAACATTTAAACATTCATCAACAGTGTCACTACTTGAATGTACGGGTTATTCATTGCCGGGAGTGATCGAAAATTGCCAAATTCCACCAAGTATTTATCCGCTTCAATCGGATGGTTTAAGTTTGTCAAGTATCGCGCAAAAATTAATCAAACCATTCGAAAAAAATTACGGTTTAAAAATGATTATTGATCCATCCGTATCTGATAAAATGGGTAAATCATTCAAATCAGTCACCGCATCACCAACGCAAACCATAAAAGACTACCTAACGTCATTAGCCAGCCAAAAAAATATCATCATGTCACATGACACCGATGGACGTTTGGTATTTACCGAGGCAAAAACAAAACAAGCACCATTTTGGGAGATTGATTTAACCAAACCAACTCCAGATGGTTTTGATTATGAGTTAAAATTTAATGGAGAAAACATCCATTCCCATATAACCGTGCAAAAGCAATCATCTATTGATGGGGGAAATGCGGGAGAATCTACTATTCGAAATCCATACGTAATTGGTACCGTTTACCGTCCAAAAGTTATTAATCAAACTAGTGGCGATGATATTGATTCTAGTTTGGCAGCACGTCGTGAACTTGGAAACGAATTGCGAAACATTAATCTAACTATCAAAATTGATAGATGGACAATTGATGGCAAAATGATTATGCCAAATTCAATTATTTCAATTTACGCCCCTCAACTGTATATTTATCACAAATGCAGTTGGTTTATCGAATCCGTAAGCTACGAAGGCAATACTGATAAACAAGAATGTACGATTAATTGCGTACTTCCAGAGGTGTATAATGAGGAAAAAGTGGTTAGTATATTTAGGGATATTAATTTACATGCTAGGGGGGAATCCTAATGACAACCATATCAAAAGTAATATCAACATCAATCACCAATTCCAAACGGCTAATAAAATTCCTTGGATTTGGAAAAAATGATGTGCAAGAAAAAAACGAATTTGGACCATTCGGTATTGATTCCAATCCTGTAAAAGATATGGTTGCAATTGTGGTACCAAGTTCCGAAATAGGACGTGAAATAGTGCTTGGATATTTAAACGTAAATCAATTATCAGCCGTTGGTGAAACGCGTATATTTTCCACCAATGAAAGTGGAGTAGTTCAAATCGCAATCCATTTAAAAAATAATGGAAACATTGAAATAGGTGGAAACAATGATAATTTAGTTAGATTTACAGAATTGAAATCGGGGTTAGCATCACAAGATACCGCAATTAATGTGGAATTTGGTAAGATTGCAACCGCAATTAATGCAATTGCTCCAGGTGCGTATGTTCCAGCAACGATTGAGACAAATATAAACGCGTCAAAAATTGACGAATTAAAATGTAGTTAAAATGGGTACAGTAAGATATTTTAAGATATGTTTAAAACCTCGAACAGACGAGGAAACAGATGTTTTAATTCAAAATTTAAAGGATATTATTGATGAATTACTTACCACAGCATTAAAAGCCGTGACGACGGGTAATATTGCGGAGTACGAAATCAATACAGGACAAACAACCAATAAGGTAAAATACACCAATCAAAAAGACATAATAGCATCAATTGAGGGCTACGAAAAGTTACTTCAAATTTATTCAAATCGAAGAATACCCCGCTCAATAAAATTGGTTAACGCAACAAATTTCAGAAGATGAGTTTATTATCAAGAATCCTTGGTGTAAAAGCCGATAAAGGTACACCAACCATTGAATCAGTTACAGAAACGGTTAATTCGGCATTTGCAGAACCAGTTAATCCATTGGTTACAGAAATCGAACCAGTAAAATCTACATGGCATTCATCTATGTCAGAACCAGCCGACAATAACAGAAACGAAATCCAAAAAAGAAACAAGACAGTTGCAACCGCTGGAGCGACTTACACAAGACAATGGACGGTTACATATGACGGTGAAAAAAATAATGGTGAAATAGGTCCTATTATCAATTACACGGTAGATTTTCTTCTACTATCAAATAGATCCTGGCAATCCTATTTAGAAAGTGACATTTCACAAACTGTAATCAATCGTTACATTATGTGGATCGTTGATAAAGGGTTGAAACTTCAATCTACTCCAGATAAATTAATTCTTGAATCGGAGGGAATTAGAATTGATGTTGAAAAGTTCAATAACATGGTTGAAGCGAGGTTTAAAGCGTTTTCAAAGTCTAAAAGATCATCCTATAATGGCATGAAAACTTTTAATGAAATAGCTAAATTGACATTCCGAAATTCAAAAATTGGCGGTGATGCGTTGGTAATTTTACGGTACGAAAATAAACGTGTTACAGTTGAATTAATTGATGGCCGTCACATAAGACACACTCAAACCATAAACCCTCAATCAAGCAACAAAATTAAAAACGGAGTTGAAATAGATAAAAGCGGTAGGCATTTAGGATATTGGGTAAAAACAATTTCCGATTATCAATTTATTCCAGCTTGGGATAAAGTTACAGGGCTTAGATGTTCGTTTTTGGTTTACGGATCTGAATATCGTTTGGAAGACGAAAGAGGGCTTCCAAAGATTGCAGTATCTCTTGAAACAATTTCCAAAACTGATAGGTATAAAGAAGCTACCACATCCGCTGCCGAACAAAGGGCAAAAGTTCCATACTTCTTTGAGAACAACGCAATTTCAGATGAAGCTAATCCGCTTGGTAGTTTTGCGCTTGCATTTTCGGATAATAATGAGGGAGAAATCCCAACCGATGAAGCTGGAAATATAATGGCCAATACTGTTTCAGCACGTACAGGAAATCAAGCGTTCAACCTAACAAAAGGACAAACTGTAAAAGCATTAGATGCGAAATCCGAAACCGCATTTAAGGAATTTTACGGCACAAATGCTGATATTGTTTGTTCTGCTGTTGGAATACCTCCAAATGTGGCATTTTCAATTTATAACGATTCATTCAGCGCATCACGTGCGGCCACAAAAGATTGGGATCATACCATGTTAGTTGAAAGGGATGATTTCTATAATCAATTTTACGGACATGTTTACGCATTTTGGCTTCACTACGAAATCTTAAATTCAAGAATTTCGGCACCTGGTTATCTAAAGGCTTTTTACGAAGATATGAATTACTCAATAGTTGAAGCCTATTTAAATTGCGAATTTGTTGGACCATTATTTCCGCACATCGACCCATTAAAAGAGGTAAAAGCAGAAAGAGCGAAACTAGGTCCAAAAGCCGACAATATTCCATTAACCACAATTGAACAAGCAACGGCAAATGTAGGTTCAGGCGAATCGACATCGAATGTTTTACAATTCGCTAATGAAATAAAGTTGGCAGATGAAAATGGGTTGATTGATCCGGTTGTGGTTGAGCCTTTAAAGATTACGGAGTAGATTCAATTGATTTTAATTTATAAACCGTTTTTATTGTTTCCATAACATCGTGGAGCGCTTGGTTTTCTTTTGGATAACCTTTCATTGACACTAAAATAACTCTCAAAGTTCCCGTATCAGTAGATCCATTTACGAATGATTTTAGAAACTCAATTAACTTAGGTTCATCATTTTTCAAACCCACAAGAGTATCGAAAATATCATTCCATTTTTCAATGTTATTTCTTGGGTGTTCTTCCATTTTTTGTATGCTTTTAGCCACTTCAATAAATTTTTCAAAATCTAATTTTTCCATAAATAAAATTT